GTCGGAACAATAATTTAATAATATAAAAATGAATCTAGACTTTTACCCTAATGGTGTGACTCCAATTGATGTTATTCGTACTATCGATATTCAATACATAGTAAGTCAAGAAAGACCAGAGGTTGAGTTGATATTTTCAAATGATACTCAAAACATGGCTACAGTTTTTGGATCTAATAGTCAAGATTCTGTTATTTTGAAAGAAAAAGACCTTTTACGATTGCCCCATAATTTAGTTCAATGTTGCTTAACTAATTTAGCTGAAGGAGAAGATGTAGGTGGATTTACTCCGGATATTGTTATTCACACAGAAAATGGTTTAGATATAATTGAGATAACTACTAGAAGAAGTTTAGATGAAGGGGTTCTTGCTACAGCGGTCTCTTCTAAATGCGCTAAGTATATTCGTCTTATAGAAATGGGTCTTGTTCATCGATTACAGGTGATTGCTGTGGGAACTCAACAGGTAATGTGTATTACTGGTAGATTTGAACATCCAAATGTGGCTGCTTTGAGAACCGCTTATAGAAAAGGATTGGAAATTTTGATGGAATATGAGTTAAAATGGGGTCATTTCTTGGAAGAAGAATCAGATGAACGTGTGACTTCTTGTTTGGATATGTTTTCTTCTCTTGAAATACCTAATTTGCCAGGTGGCTTAGATCCAGCAAGTATGATTGATCCAATAGATCCAGTGAGGGTTTTTAAATTGGGAAAAAGCACTTATGAAAAGGTTCTACCAACTTGGGATCACTTTATTGCTGCTCATATAGAAAAGGCAAAGAATTCTGAAAAGGTGAAAGTGGATAATGAACAAACTGTTGTTCATTTACCCATGATCGATTATGAAAACACTGAAGGATTCCCATCTAGCTCTGAAAGGATGGATGTTTATGATAAGATTTTGATGAAATCTGACTACATAAGTGTTCAACATTCTCGATCGTATGATGAATTGAGGCTGGATTCTGATTTTCGACAAGGAGCAGTAAAACCTCAATCTTGGAGCAAGTTAGAATCTGATGAGTTTAGAGTGTACTTAACGTTATCTGAACAAGTTCCATTGGCTAAAAGAGGGGTGATGAAGAAAGCTTTGTCAATGATGGGTGTACCTGAAGTTCGTTCTTGGGAATTAGAATCAAAAAAAGATATTCATATTCACACTTACACTGGAGATATAGATGAGTGGATTAAGGAGGAAGAAGAAATGTTGAGTGAAAATTGCATATCGGATTGGCATAATCTTATGGAATGGAAAACTTTGGGAAATAAACCTTATTTTTTTGAAGCATTCAATCAAATTGGCAATATGCGATTGTTTCATCAATTGTTAAATCTTGAATTGATAGTGAGAGAGGTCGCCTATAATATGGATAGAAACCCTAAAGATTTTCCTCCTTCAAGATCTTTCATAATAAAGCGAATTCCAAGTCGACCTATTTATATTATTATGAGAACTACTAGAATGGCAGGTTCGGAAGATTCTCCTTGCCATTTTTTCATTGTATATCATGGCCCACCTAACACTCGTAACATTTTTGAAAAAACCATACCAATGGGAGGAGGTTGGTATCGAACTGATTTTATCTCCTTAAATAGACGAAAGCTAGAGCACTTACAAGGAATTTTAGCACAATCTATTTCTTTATTAGGCTTAATGGTTGAGCAGATCGCAGGAGGTCTTCATCCTTGGGATGATTCGAAAAGAGTGCTAGCAATGAGACCTTTTAAGATGTCCCTCTTAATCTTACTAGAAGACAAAGACAATACTAGTCAGAATTTGCAGCAACTACGATATTATTATATGCAATTATTCTCTGGAACTTCTGGAAGTCGTGAATTATCATGTAAAATGATTTTAAAATTGACTCCAAACATTCGAACACGTTTGATGCTTCATATTTACAAAGGCTTAATCGCTGCTCATGCGCATTTGCCAGATAAGATTACAAAAATGGAGAATATTTCTGAACCAACTTTTGAGAATCCAGAGTTAGATTTTGAAACTGATGTATTATTGCGACCTATTGAAACTCCTTTTTATTTTAAAATTTTAGGGCCGGATGAAATGCTTTTGGCTAGTTATTTGTGTATGTTACACAACAAAAATGAAATGAATTATGGTCATGGAGCTGTTCAGATGATGGAAAAAGTCTGTAAACGTCAATATCAAAGAGCTGATTTTTGTCATAGGGATGATGATTATTCAGTATTTTCTGTTGAGGGAGCACCTAATCCTGATGATCTCAAGGAATTTCAGCATAGTCGAGGTGCCTTAGCTATTGCTGGTTCTTTGTTTAAAAGAAAAATCTGTGCTATGCAAGGGTGGGCTGAAGAAAACTGGGATAAAATCATGGAAAGAGAGATATCAAAGTTCATTCTTCATACAACTTTAGAAGATATGGCAACTACTAAATCTACAACTTTACCATATAATTCCGATTTGATTGTTACCCAAGATGGTATTGAGAGGAAAGAATTAGGACATAGAACTAAATGTTTAGAGCAAATGTTGACTTTAATTGAAGAATTTGATAGTAATAGTTTAGTGTTAAATGTTGAGACAATTCTATCAGGAATTGAACGTGAAGAAGAGAATAGAATTCAGGTTTCTTTGTTTAAGAAAAATCAAATTGGTGGTGTGAGAGAAATTTATGTTTTAACTATGCGGGGTAGATTAATTATTCGAGTGTTCTCTGATATCTTTCGTTGTTTGTGTGATTTACATCCTTCTGAAAAGTTGACTGGAGATAAGACAAAAGATTCTTTTATAGCTGAACATTTTGCCAGAGTTAGAGCTGAAGAACCAGAAGGATTTAGTACAGCTAAAATTTCTGGAGATATGACAAATTGGGCTCAGTTATTTTCCTTATATGAATTCATGGATATGTCAAGAACAGTGTTACCAAAATGTTTCCACTCTTTTGCCTTCTGGGTACTATCTCTGCATAGAAGAAAAACTCTTCAATTACCGGAGAAACTTCTTAGTATGTTTTTTAGTAGCCCGGACACAGAACTTTCAACAGAATCAGTTGATAGGTTAAAAAAAGGTTTCCTTCATGGTTCAGATCCTATTATAGGTAAGTTTAAATCTTGCATTCATTCTAGATCAGATATGATGCAAGGAATCTTACACTTCCCTTCTAGCCTATATCATATTTTACATCTTGAGTATTTAGCGGCGGCAGTTCGAACTACAGCTCCTAAAGAAACTATAGCTATGATGAGTTTTGAAGTCTCATCTGATGACGAGGGCATTTTAGTTAGTTATTTAGGAGAAAAAGATGCATGTCAAAGAGCAATTTGGGGATTACAAAAAAGGTGGCCTAGATTGAAACATTCAGTTGATCGTCTCTTTGGAGTTAGAACTAGTTTTGAAAAAAGCACTTTCTCGACAACAGAACTCTTTGAATTCAATTCAAAATTTTATGTGGGAAATTCAGTCACTAGTCCCTTGATTAAGTTTGTTGCTCGAGCATGTGATGACAATCCGCAAGAGAGTATAACAAGACGAGTAGCGTCTCTGTACTCTCAACTGCGACAATTAAGAGAGAATGGAGGATCTGGGTTTTTATGTGAATGGATATCATGTTGTCAAAGTTTAAGTTTTGATATGAACATAGGATTACTTACTATGCCTTGGATGACCCCTCCTATCTTTAAAGCATTACTTAAGGAGAAGATCACACCTTTAGGTTTTTTATCAATTTCCCCTGCGATGATCGCTGGCTTAACAGATGGAGTTTTCTCAAACTGGCATTCTTGTAAGAATGATGAATCAGCAACCAAACTCCTGTATTATTTAGGTAATTATGGAACTCCTATCGACACGGATGATTTGGATTCTGCTATGTACACCATGTATCCCATTAGAAAGTATGAGGCTTTAAAGGCTAGAGTTGGTTTAAGAGGGACTCAAAGATCTACCTTCGTAACTCCGAATGTGTTTAAGCAATTAATGATGAAATCCACCACTGTTGATGATAGTCTATTAAAAATGCAATATCAAATGTTAGATCCTTCTATCGCAGCATCATTGTCTTGGCTATCTAGAACTGATACAACTCGTATGACTCCTTACTTTGCTTATTCTGCAATGTTTCGAGATAGATTAATTGGACATAAGTTATCTATACAAAGCTTAAAAGAAATGATCTTAAATAAAGCTGAAAAAATTATCCCACTTGAGTATTTGTTTCCTATGCAACGTCAATTTGTTTTGATTGATTTACATTTGAATCAACCGATAGATTACATCCCTTTAGAGAAAAGACGTAGATTAAAGTATCAATGGATTGATCCATCTTTTGCCACGGGAGAACATATGCAACTTTTAAAAAGTCTGTTGTTGGAAATTTGGTGGGGTAGAGTTCAAAGAAAGCTTAGTCGAGCTCAAGTAAGATCACTATGGGGTCAAGTAAAACGAGATATTCCGTTTATGATGGAGAACCCTGAACAAACCTTGTCTGAGTCTCCTTTTGACACCTATTCTCAATTATTAGGATACATTGAGTCTGTCTCTGGGGCAAATAAACCAATTAAATTATTAGCTCGAGGATACACCAATCAATCTGGAATGGGTATGGAGGTTCTCTTTAGAACTAACATGTCTCCCAAGTCTCTCTTTTATTTTGTAGATAAGAGTTTTGTAGTTGACCCAACAATGTTTGATTTGTACAAAGATGGTGCTGCTCCTATCATATCTCCTATTTTAAGTCTTCAAGTTTCAAAACTTGAGGATTATTGTAAAGGATGGTATGAAATTTTATCTAATACTCCAGTGGAATCTCAAGTTTATATGTATGGCCTTTTTTTGAAGAAATGTAAAGAAAGATATAGTGACTTAGTTTCTCCCGATGTAACTCAATCAAAAACTAAATCAGAGTCATTAGATAATTTCCTTCTAAGATTCAAACTCATGATTGGAGAGATTGACTTATTAGAATTTTCTAATAAATCCCCTAATTTTACTATTTGGATTAATCCTGATGATTATGGACAGGGAAGATATAACACTGCTGGGACTTTTATTCGAAAAAGATTTGGAACAATCATTTTATCAAAACCTACTAAGGGAGGTGCAGAGATCATGTGTCAAGGGGAAGAATTTCATGCTAGACAAATGGTGAAAGATCGGAAGATAATTAGATTATCAATTGGGAAGGTGATTATACCTAAACTGGTGGTTAGTCATATTATAGATTACAAAAATCAAAGGCTGATGGCTCTTAAATCAAAAGAATCTAAATCTCTTTGGTATATGACTCTTCCTGATGTCCGGCCTGGTTTTGAGCATGTTGAAAAGGATGATGATAGCCTTCTTGAGCATTGGTTATCTAGAAGTGCAACCACAGAGTCAGTAGATTATGAATTTATGACTGGAGTGATCAATAAAGAACCCATAGCTAATGCAATCGCAGAAGTTTGTAAAAAAACTTTAAGATCAAGAACTACCCTAAGAATCAGTGAACGATTAGGTGTTAATAGATCTATAAAGAAAGAATTCTCAGAAACTGATTTTTTGGATATTCTAGGAGAGTTTGAAGAGACTGAAGAGCCAAACTTAGAAGATTGGAAAGATAATGTTTTTGATTCCTATCTAGATGTGGGTTATGATGATTTATATGGTAGTTTGGCTGGATTAGAGTCATTCTCAATAGAAGCAAATTTAACATCTATTGAATTAAATCCATGTCTTAGATCACTACTAGGATTAATCTCAGCAATGCAAGTTACTCCAGTTAGAGCTAGATCAGAAATTGTGACAAATTTTTTGAACTTCTTCTTTGTCTAAAATTGGTTGGAATTTGAATGGTTTAGTTTAAAATTTATTATTTTGTTCCGG